AGGTTCTTAGATGATCGAAAACCTAAATTTATCAGCGAACAACAGAGTGGTTATCTATTTGGTTATGATTTGCAGAAGCCAGAATGGCAAGTATGTATTGTAGTTGAGGGTATATTTGATGCATTGAGTATAGATGGTTGCGCATTGACTACTAATGGTATCAACGAAGAACAGGCAGAGATATTGAGACGTTTGAATAGAAAGATCATAGTAGTTCCAGATCAAGATAAGAGTGGTATGGATGTGATCAATCGCGCACTTGATTTTGGTTTTCAAGTTAGCATGCCTAATTGGGAACCGGGAATCAAAGACGTAAACGATGCAGTAATAAAATATGGCAAACTCGCTACATTACTAAGTATCTTGCAATCAGCGACTAATAGCAAAATAAAATTAGAGATTAAGAGGAAACAACTTGATAAACGACTATAACATTGATGTACAGACATTGTTTCTGAGAATGATGGTCACGAACGCAGAACTTTATACTCGCGTGATGAACATCATGAATGCAGAAAACTTTGATCGTAGATTGCGACCGGTTGCAGAGTTCATAATAGAGCATACTAAAAAATATAATGTCATGCCAGATCCTATACAGATTAAGGCAACGACTGATGTATCTACTGAACGATTAGAGGAACTTGACGAAGGACATTATGATTGGTTCTTAGAAGAATTCGAAGCATTCACTAAGCGACAAGAACTTGAGAGGGCTATTCTTAAGAGTGCAGACTTACTTGAGAAGGGCGAATATGGACCTGTAGAGAAACTGATCAAAGAAGCAGTTCAGATTTCTCTACAGAAGGATTTAGGTACTGATTACTTTGCTGATCCTCGTAGTAGATTGATGGCACTAAAATCTAATAACGGTCAAAACAGCACAGGTTGGCCTATACTTGATCAGAAATTGTATGGTGGTTTCAATCGAGGTGAACTGCAAATCTTTGCAGGTGGATCAGGTTCTGGTAAGAGTTTGATCATGCAAAATCTTGCAGTTAATTGGGCACAAGCGGGACTTAGCGGAGTATACGTCACACTTGAATTGAGTGAAGGATTGTGTTCAATGCGTATTGATAGTATGATGACTGACACTAGTAGTCGCGAGATTTTTAAAGATATTGATAATGTTGAGATGAAAGTCAAGATGGTTGCTAAGAAGTCTGGTAACTTGCGCATCAAATATATGCCAGCACAAAGCAACGTCAATGATATCAGAGCATATGTCAAGGAATTACAGATACAGACAGGCATGAAGGTTGACTTCTTGTGTATCGACTATCTTGATTTGATCATGCCAGTCAGCGCAAAAGTAAGTCCAAGCGACTTGTTCGTAAAGGATAAGTATGTATCTGAAGAACTTAGAAATCTAGCAAAGGAATTAAATGTCTTATTCGTCACAGCATCACAACTTAACAGATCAGCCGTTGAAGAGATCGAATTTGATCACAGTCATATCTCAGGTGGTATTAGTAAGATTAATACTGCGGACAATGTTTTTGGTATCTTTACTAGCCGTAGTATGCGTGAGCGTGGACTTTATCAGATTCAATTGATGAAGACACGTAGTAGTTCCGGGGTAGGTCAAAAAATCGAACTCAAATTTGACGTAGAAACATTACGAATCACAGATGACGGATCCGATGATTCCTATAAGGTTCAGCCCTCAGGAGCGCAGTTAATGCAGAAAATCAAGACTACTAGCGAAGTAGGAACTACTCAGACTGCCGAGAAAACTGATCCTATAACAGGGGAGATAACTCCTGATTCAGGTAAGGTTGTACCCGACGTACAGAGCGCAAAACTCAAGAGTTTATTGGCGTCACTTAAGAAATAAAAGATCCTATTCCAGATAAATACTGTAAGGAAAGAACTATGCAAAAGCGTACCCGTAGCCTTCTAGAAGAACTGGAATTGATCGGTAATAACCGTGATATGAATCACATCATTGAGAGCAGGGCTCACAATGTTATTACCAGTGCCATTAATCTATTAGAATTAATCAATCGTCAATACTCCCCAGACAAAGCCGAAGTACTTGAGAAAAAACTATTAAGTGCTATCAAGGGCAAGGACGCGGCAAGGTTCGCTAAGTCACTGAGGAAGAAAGATGAGAATCAATGAGTTAAATACGTTCCAGAATCTCGCTAGAGGTCTGGCCGGTACAGTCGCATCAGCGCAAGGTACTAATACACAAGGTGTAGGTAGTGCTATGGCAAGAGCCAAGAAGTCAGGATTAAGTGCAGAAGATCAACTGGCACAGGATACATTCGTACAAAAATTCGTTAGTAGAGGTGCTAATGCGTTAAACACTGCTATTCAGCAGGGACTGGTAGACGTTGATTCAACTGATTTAGGAGCCGGTAATGCAACAGCACAACCCACTACGCCGAGCGCAGGAACAACACCTAGCGCACCTCAAGCAGGAGGAACAGCAACACAAGCCCCCGGTACTGCCGCAGGTGCCCAACCCGGTGCCGCCCCGCCAGTAAAGGCTGTACAGCCCGGAGGTAAAGCACCCGGTAATCAAGCAGTACCTACTGGTCAAAAGCAGGGAGCAGCCAAGCCAGAAATTGATGTCAATGTAGATAAGATTGTTAGCGCAATGAGAAAGTTACAGCCAGCCGGAACTAAACCGCTTCCTCCAACATCAAAAATAGCACAAGAAATTACTAAGGATCTTGCAAATGTTGCCCTTAATAAGGATTACTTGATACGTGTAGGCGACAAGATTCTTAAGTTAGACAACGCTGGTTACGATGTTAAAAACTTGCACCAGCAGTTCATGGGTCAATATGCTAAGGGAAATAAGCAAAAAACTATTAGCGAAGATAGACTAGAAGAGATTTACAATAAGTTAACGTCAGTAGAAAGATTTAGAAACGCATTGAAGAAATCAGGATATGATCCTGATCTAGCGGTCAAGCGCATAGAGGCATTGATCGCAAAACAAAAGAAAGAAAGAGAAGATAGAGATAAGTTCTTAAGAACTAATGAAGGTATCATGGATAAGATCAAGGGCGTGTTTAAGCGTCCGGGTCAACCAGCAGCCGCAAGCACTGCCCCAGCACAAGGCGCAGCACCGGCAGCAGGTCAACCAGCAGCACCATCAGGTAAACCTAGCCTAGGCGCATGGTTCCGCGATAATTTCATGAAGGGCTTCTTGAGAGGGATCAATTTAGGATCCTCACAGCAACAGGTTGATGACATACTAAAACGTATGCCACAAAGTTTAAAGGGTAAAACCTTGAACAAAGACTTGACTGATATAGCACAAATTGCTTGGGCTGTTTCAGACCAAGGTAGAAAACAAGACACTCAACCTTAAAATGAATTTCAATAACGAACAAGAATTCTTTCAGCATATTCGTGAAAGGATGCGTCAATTTGATCAGGATGCTTTGCGCCTAAAAGAAGGCAAGGGGCACCTCGATCATCCAGAAGATTTAGTAGTATTAGGAGACGTTGCGGGTGCAAATCAAGCAGTTAATTCTATATTGGCTACTGCTAAGAATCCTAAAACAATCACTATTAAATGGGATGGGTATCCAGCGTTGATATTCGGTCATGGTCCAGACGGCAAATTCAGCATTATGGACAAACACATGTTTAATAAGAAAGACATGTCAGGTCGCAACGTACACAGCGCAGAAGAATTTATAGAATACGATAGAGCGAGGGGGGTGGATCGCGGTGAACTTAATACTCTCATTACAAACATATGGCCCGGTCTTGAAAAAGCAAGTCAAGGAACTAAGGGCTACTACTGGGGCGACTTGCTCTTCGGCAAACCTTTACAAGATCAAAAAGGTCTGTATAAGTTTAAAGCGAACCCTAACGGTATAGCGTATACAGTAGATGTCGATAGCGATATAGGTAAATTGATCACAGGTAAGACTGCGGGTATTGCTGTGCATCAGTTTATACCTGCTAATGCCGCTACTACAGATGAATCAACACCATTGAATGGAACGATAGGGCAATTAAAGAATGATAGCGATGTCGCTATCATTCCTAGTGCTATGCCTATAGTTCCTAATGTAAAGTTAGATCAAGGCTTAGTCAATGACGCTAAGGCTGCTATACGTCAACATGGTCCTGCTGTGCAAAAACTAATGCAAGCACCGCAGGCTAGAAATACATTCAATCAACTATTCACTACATATATCAATAAGAAAATCGTCTCGGGCGATCTAAATGACATGGCTTCTGGATTCATGGATTATTTTGAGACTAGACCCATGACTCCTACTATGAAGCAAAAACTATCAGATCATATCAATGCTAACAAAGCAGGGGTGCAGGGTCTGTTTAGCATATGGGTGGCTATCTATAATCTTAAGAATCAAGTCGTACAACAACTAGCACAGCAAGCAGAACAAAGCCCCGTCAAAGGCTATCTACAGAGTGGCCAGCAAAGTCAAGAAGGTTTTGTGTCAAATGGTTTGAAATTTGTAGATAGAATGGGCTTCAGCCGTCAAAATCTTGCTGGCCAACGCTAGCCAAACCAACATTTTTTTGTGCCAGGCATAAATAATAGTATGAGACAGTAGGTCTCACAACATTAGGAGATTTTAAAATGGCACAATTTACAAGAGTTAATGGTGATCTTAAGCCAGTTCTATGGTTAGATCAGCCAGATTACACAAATTCAGGCGTTAACGCAGTTTCTTCAGCCTTGACAGTTCAGCCACAAGGTCCAAAGTTGGACTTCTTCACTGCAACTGCAAACGGTGCTTTGACAACTACACAAGTTAACTCAGCAATTCAAGCGATTCAGCAATTAGCAACTATCCACATCTATGAGTATACAGACGCAGCTAACGACACATTAGCATTCGCTATATACCCAACTGGTGCATGGACACCTGCTGCTCTAGTATTAGCACTAGAGAACGCAGATGGTCCCGCTTGGGCAAATGCTGTAACTGTAGCATCATCAGCAACTTTCACTAACTAATCATTAGTTTAAGTTAACAAACAAAGGACCCGAGATTTATTCTCGGGTCTTTTTTTTGCCTTAAATAACAACATGCACAGGATTTCCTGCTATACGTTATTTGACATTACAAAGACAGGTGTATTGAATCGCGCAAGGCCGGGGGATGATGTAAAAGATGTGAATGATTGGTATAGAAATCGCAACACACAATGCAATTTTGATACTATATTGCAAGTTATATCATTGCGAGCCCAGCCCGATGTCATCAACGATCCTGTGCGGTTAGAGATTGATTTAGATAAAGAGTCATATTTCGGAACTATGCTACAAGAAGATATCAGAGTTCCTGTATGGAAGTTTGATTTTGAAGTACAGCATAATCGTGTGTTTGAAGATGGAATTTCTGATTTAGGATCATTATATAAAGATTGTGACGGGGTGCCCATGATTCAATGTGATAGTCAATGGCACAAGTCAGGACAAAAACTTGATATAACTTTGGAAAAAAGGAACATATATTTTGTTAAATATGAATATGAATAAGTCTTATCTAGCGAACAAGATAAAGGACATGTTTATCGTCAAGGAGTATGACGGTAGTTATAACCTTTTTGGCACCTATATAATAAACCCTGAAAAGACCGGTATATTCAAGGTTGTCAATATGCTAGATCCATATGCAGAACAAATAGAATTTTCCACACTTAAATATGCAGTAACCTATTGTGTGTTTGAGAAGAATCGAAAAGATAAAGAGACCAAAAGACTTAAAGAATTAGATCGCTACATAGGCGGTTTAGAAGTATCTATAGCACAGCACAAAAAGCTGATGAATAGCAGGGATATTCCTGATAAGTTTATCTATCTAGCAAAATTGTTAGAAGACCAACTTAGAAGGAAAAATGCTTTGAAAGAGATAGAAGCATATGCATCTATGTCCAAGCATATACAGACTAAAAAGTATCAAGAATCTAAGGATGAAAAGTAACAGATTCTTGATAAATATAACTATTAATGTGGGATTTTAACCATGAGACTCAATGAACTAGATAAAACAAACGTAGCAGAACAAGCCCTTAAGGCTAATTTCGATGTCAACCTTGACATGTCAAGAT